CCGGCGACTGGGCCGGGCGGCTGGCGCCCCGGCACGAGTTCGTCTTCCACTTCAACCGCCAGGCGCGCAAACCGAACAAGATCGTGCCCTGCAAGTGGGCCGGGCAGGAAACCCACCTGCGCGCCGACGGATCGTCCACCGCGATGCGCGGCAAGGACGGCACGGTCGGCGCCTGGTGCCACGCGGGGCTGCCGACGCAGGACTTCCGCATCCCGGACTCGGTCATCGAGGTGACGCGCCAGCGCGGCCGCATCGGTGAGGGTATCGACCATCCGGCGGTGTTCCCGGTGGGGTTGCCCCAGTTCTTCATCGAGGCCTACACCGACGCGGGCGAGATCGTCCTGGAGCCGTTTGCAGGCTCGGGCACCACGCTCCTCGCCGGAGAACTCACGGGTCGCCGGGTGCGCGCGGTCGAACTCGCTCCCGAGTACGTGGACGTGGCCCTGCGCCGCTGGATGCAGCACCACCCGGACCGCGTGCCGGTGCTGGAGTGCAATGGCCGGACCTTCGGCGAGGTGGCGACCGAGCGCGAGGCGGAGGTGCCGGCATGACCGCCTCGTGGCTCGCCGAGAGAATCGAGCACTGGCCGACGACCAAGCTCGTGCCCTACGCGCGCAACGCGCGCACGCACTCGGACGCCCAGATCGCGAGCATCGCCGCCAGCATTGCCGAGTTCGGCTTCACCAACCCGATCCTGGCCGGTGCCGATGGCGTGATCGTCGCAGGGCACGGTCGGCTCGCCGCCGCGCAGAGGCTGGGCCTTTCCACCGTGCCGGTGGTGGTGCTCGATCATCTGACGCCCACCCAGCGCCGGGCATTGGGTGTAGCCGACAACCGCATCGCCGAGGCCGCGGGTTGGGACAAGGAACTGCTGCGCCTCGAACTGCAAGACCTGCAGGCCGAGGGCTTCGATCTGGACCTGACCGGGTTCGACGCCGACGCGCTGGCCGATCTGCTCGCGGGGGACGAACCCGAGCACATCGGCCAGACCGACGACGATGCGGTGCCCGAGACACCCGAGAAGCCTGTGTCTCGGCCCGGCGATGTGTGGTTGCTCGGCCCCCATCGGCTGGTGTGCGGGGACGCGACCACGGCCGATGCCTACGCGCGCCTGTTCCCGGACGGCGAGCGGGCGGACATGGTCTTCACCGACCCACCCTACAACGTCGACTACGCCAACAGCGCGAAGGACAAGCTGCGCGGCAGGCACCGCCCGATCCTCAACGACGCGCTGGGCGACGGGTTCCACGACTTCCTGCGGGATGCGCTGACGCTCTTGATCGCCCACACCCAGGGCGCGATCTACGTGGCCATGTCCTCCAGCGAGCTCGACACCCTGCAGGCGGCCTTCCGCGCCGCCGGGGGCCACTGGTCGACGTTCATCATCTGGGCCAAGAACACCTTCACGCTGGGCCGCTCGGACTACCAGCGTCAGTACGAGCCGATCCTCTACGGCTGGCCGGAGGGGGCGACTCGCCACTGGTGCGGCGACCGCGACCAGGGCGACGTGTGGCACTTCAACAAGCCGCAGAAGAACGACCTGCACCCGACGATGAAGCCGGTCGAACTGGTCGAGCGTGCGATCCGCAACTCCAGCCGCCCGGGCGACGTGGTGCTCGACCCCTTCGGCGGCTCGGGCACCACGCTGATCGCCGCCGAGAAGTCGGGGCGCGTGGCGCGGCTGATCGAGCTCGATCCGAAGTACGTGGATGTGATCGTGCAGCGATGGCAGGAGTGGACGGGCCGGCAGGCCACCCGCGAGGCGGATGACGTGGCCTTCGATCAGGCGGCGAGCGCCTCCTCTGCGATCGCGCAGTGAATCACGAAGCCGTCAGCTACGGCATCCCATGCGGGATGCGCTGCCCCATCGCGACTCACGCGAGCCGGTAGATGCGCTCGCCGCCCGGTACCTTCTCGGAGACGATGGTCAGGCCCAGCTTCTTCTTCAGCGCCCCGGCCATGGTGCCGCGCACCGTGTGGGGCTGCCAGCCGGTGGCCTCGACGATCTGACGAACGGTGGCGCCCTCGGGGCGGCGCAGCATCGCGATGACCTGGGCCTGCTTGCTGTTCTGCCGGGTGCTGCGCACCCTCTCGGCTTCGCCTCGCGAAACTTCGCTGCGCTCGTTTTCGCGGGTGCGCGGACGCGTGCGCGCGGCCTTGTCCTTGGACCACCCGGCTTCGGCTGCCGTCACCGCCGCCTCGATCTCGGGGTCGTCCTCGACGGCCGCCGGTGCCGGCGCGGGGCGCTCGCGCCCCATTGCGCCGTAGCCCTCGTCGGCGACGACCCAGCCGTCTCCTTGGCGGGCGATCAGGGCGCGGTTGGCGAGGCCTGCCAGCACCTTCTGGCGCGCGCCGCCTTTGATGTGGTCGGGGAACCATTCGATCCTGCCGCCAGTGTGTTCGAGGGCGTAGGCCAGGATCGCGCGCTGGGCCGGGGTCAGTGGGGTGGTGCCCATGGGCTGCTCCTTCGCGGTGGTGGGTCGGGTGATGGGATGAACGCGCTGTTCGCGGGTGAAGCCAAGCGCTTTCTGCTGGGCTTGCCCGATTCAGCGCGGGCGCAACACGGCAATCCCGGCCTGCGCGAGTTCGAGCGCGGCGGCGTGGAAGGCGGCCTCGGCCACCCAGGGCGCGGCGCGGGCGTCGTCGAGCAAGCGGTCGATCACGGGGCGGGCCTGGGCTCGCATCGCGGCGCAGGCGGCCTCCAGGTCGTCGCGGCTCGCGGCGGCCACCTCCAGGCGGCAGGTGCGGACCAGCACGGTCAGGGCGGCCTCGGCGAGCTTGGTGGCGAGAAGGTCGGGGGCGGCGGTGTTCATCGTTCGTCCTTCCGAGGGAGTGGTCGGGTGAGGTGATGAACGCGCTGTTCCGGGAAGAAGCCAAGCGTCCTTTGCAAGAAAGCTGAATCCGCATGGGCCTTTCGATCCGCGCCTACGCGCGTCACCGGGGCGTGTCGCACGTGGCGGTCAAGAAGGCGATCGACACCGGGCGCATCACGCCCCTGCCCGACGGCACCATCGACCCCGAGCAGGCCGATGCGCAGTGGGCGAAGAACACCGTCCATCCGCGCACCGCCGCCCCCCCGAAGGCCTCGCCCCGCGCCCGCGCGCCCGAGGAGGGCGGCGCGAGCCTGCCCGCGGGGCTGGGCTCGGGCGGCGCCACCTTGCTGCAGGCGCGCACCGTCAACGAGGTGCTCAAGGCCAAGATCCGGCAGGTGGAGCTGGCCGAGAAGAAGGACGAACTCGTCGACCGGGCGCGGGCGATCGCCCACGTCTTCAAGCTCGCGCGCGCCGAGCGCGATGCGTGGCTGAACTGGCCGGGTCGCGCCGCGCCGATGCTGGCCGCCCGGTTCGGCCTCGACGAGCACGCGCTGCACGTGGCGCTCGACGCCGCGGTACGCGAGCACCTGGCCGAACTCGGCGAGATCGCCCCGAGGATCGACGCATGAGCACCGCCTACGAGGGCGCGGCCGAGATCGAACGCGCCTGGCGCGAGGGCCTCACGCCCGACCCGCTGCTGACCGTCTCCGCGTGGGCGGATCGCTACCGGCTCCTCTCGACCAAGGAGTCGGCCGAGCCGGGGCGCTGGCGCACCGCGCGCACGCCGTACCTGCGCGAGATCATGGACTGCCTCTCGCCCACCTCGCCCATCGAGCGGGTGGTGTTCATGAAGGGCGCCCAGGTGGGTGGCACGGAACTCGGCCTGAACTGGGTCGGCTATGCGATCCACCACGCGCCGGGGCCGATGATGATCGTCTGGCCCACCACCGAGATGGCGCAGCGCAACTCCAAGCACCGCATCGACCCCTTGGTCGAGGAGTCGCCGGTGCTGCGCGAGATCATCGCGCCGGCGCGAAGCCGCGACTCGGGCAACACCGTGCTGATGAAGGAGTTTCGCGGCGGGGTGCTGGTGATGACCGGGGCCAACTCGGCCGTGGGCCTGCGCTCGATGCCGGTGCGCTACCTGTTCCTCGACGAGGTGGACGCCTACCCGCTGGACGTGGATGGCGAGGGCGATGCGATCATTCTCTCCGAAGCCCGCACGCGGACGTTTGCCCGGCGCAAGATCCTGCTGGTCTCCACCCCCACCATCGCCGGGGCCTCGATCATCGAGCGCGAGTACGAGGCGAGCGATCAGCGCCGCTACTTCGTGCCCTGCCCGCACTGCGCGCACCGGCAGTGGCTGCGCTTCGAGCAGCTGCGCTGGGAGCCGGGGCGGCCGCAAGACGCGGCCTACGTGTGCGAGGCCTGCGAGGAGCCCATCGCCGAGCACCACAAGCCGCGCATGCTCGAACTCGGCCAGTGGCAGGCGCAAGCCGAGAGCCGCACCGCGGGTTTCCACCTGTCCTCGCTCTACAGCCCCTGGCGCCGCTGGCGCGAGATCGCGGAGTCCTGGGAGAAGGCCACCCGCGCCGAAGGCCGGTCGGTGGCGATGATCAAGACCTTCAAGAACAACGAGCTCGGCGAGACCTGGGTCGAGGAGGGCGAGGCGCCGGACTGGCAGCGCCTGCTGGAGCGGCGCGAGGATTACCCGATCGGCACCGTCCCCGCCGGAGGGCTCTTGCTCACCGCCGGCGCCGACGTGCAGAAGGACCGCATCGAGGTGTCGGTGTGGGCCTTCGGGCGCGGCAAGGAATGCTGGCTCGTCGAGCACCGGGTGCTGATGGGGGACACGGCGCGCGAAGCGGTGTGGAAGCGCCTCGCGGAACTCGTCGCCGAGACCTGGTCGCACGCGAGCGGCGCGCAGATGCCGCTGGCGCGCTTCGCGCTCGACACCGGCTTTGCGACGCAGGAGGCCTATGCCTTCGTGCGCACCTGCCGCGATCCGCGGGTGATGGCGGTCAAGGGCGTGGCCCGCGGCGCCGCCTTGATCGGCACGCCGACCGCGGTGGACGTCTCGCAGGCGGGCAAGCGGCTGCGCCGGGGCATCAAGGTCTACAGCGTCGCGGTGGGCATCGCCAAGCTCGAGCTCTACAACAACCTGAGAAAGAGCGCCGACGTCGCCGAGGACGGCTCGACCCCGGTCTATCCGGCCGGGTACGTGCACCTGCCCAAGATCGACGCCGAGTTCATCCAGCAGCTGTGCGCCGAGCAACTCGTCACCCGGCGCGACCGCAACGGCTACCCGGTGCGCGAGTGGCAGAAGATGCGCGAGCGCAACGAAGCCCTGGACTGCTACGTCTATGCCCGCGCCGCCGCGTCGGCGGCGGGCCTGGACCGTTTCGAGGAACGCCACTGGCGCGAGTTGGAGCGGCAACTGGGGCTGGCGACACCACCCGATGCGCCGCCGCCGATTCCTGCATTGAACCCTGAAGAGGCCACCCAGCGAGGTGGCCTCGCTACTTCTACGAACCGCAACCCCGGCCGGCGTGTGATCCGCAGCCCCTGGCTGCGCTGATCGCCGCTGGCTGTCCCGAACCCCGAAGGAGACCCCATGAGTCTGGCCACCCGCATCGAGAGCCTGGTCATCCGCGTCGCGCAGGAGTTCAACGACGTCCGCGCCAAGGCCGGGAATCTCGCCCACCTCACCACCACCGACAAGTCGAGCCTGGTGGCGGCCATCAACGAGCTGAAGGCCGCGGTGGTGGCCTCGGGTGCGATCGACGACACCCAGGTCGCCACCACCAGCACCTACTCGTCGAGCAAGATCGTCACGCTGCTCGACACGCTCAAGGCCGAGATCCTGGGCGGGGCCGATGCCGCCTACGACACGCTGCTGGAGATCCAGCAGTTGCTGCAGGACGGCACCAGCGGCCTGGACGCCTTGCTCACTGCGGTGAACCACCGCGTGCGCTTCGACGCCGCGCAGTCCCTGACGGCTACCGAGCAGGCCCAGGCGCGCAGCAACATCGGCGCCGTGGCCGCGGCTGACGTGGGCGACACCGACACCGACTTCGTCGCGATCTTCGAAGGGGCCCTGGTCTGATGAGCCTGGCCTTGCGCCTTGCCGCCCTGGCCAGCCGCATCGGCCTGGAGGTCAAGACCAAGATCGATGCCAGCCATCCGGGGCTGGCGCGCGCCTGGGTGTGCTTTGGCCATGTCGGCAACCAGATCGTCGTGCGGGCCGCGCACAACGTCGCCTCGGTCACGCGGCTCGCCCCAGGGCGCTACCGCGTGAGCTTCGCCAGCCCGCTGCCGGACGCGAACTACTGCTGGGTGGGCGTCGCACGCAGCAACACCAACACGGGCACGCAGCGGCTGCTGATCGTGCGCTCGACCGCCGACGAGAAGACGTCGACGCACGTCGATGTGGGCTGCGCGACCACCGCGGCGTCCTTCGCCGACTCCCCCGAGATCGACCTCGTGGTCTACCGCTGATGGCCTACACCCAAGCCGACCTCGAGGCCCTGCAAGCCGCGCTCGCCAAGGGCGAGAAGCGCGTGAGCTTCGGCGACAAGACGGTCGAGTACCGCAGCGTGGAGGAACTGCAAGCTGCCATCG